GTGTCCCATTGCCCGTTTGAATTTAAAAACAGAACGTGGATAGGGATGTTAATACAATTACGGTCTTGAATGTAATACTCAAGAACCTCACTTGTTCTTGCTGAAAAAGATAGGTCATTACTAATCTCCGCATTTGAAAGATAGAATGCCAGTTTTTTTGAGTTTGTTGGTATCACATTTAACCCTGAAGCTGTTAAATTATACGGGAGATAAAATACCCCCATTTTAAATAAATCTTCCGTTACAACAGAACTTAATTTTGATACGTTGTTTGTTTTTGCTGAATACGTATATGGGTCACCGTGAGACAACGCACCTCGTACAACTAACTTGGAGTTGTTGTTTACAAAATAACCATTATCACCATCGAGAAAAGATATTATAATAGGACAGTCAGGGTGGTGTTTACGACGACGAACTCTTTGTCCTACAAAATCAGGTTGACTAATTATTTTATAATCACGACCACCAGCGTTTAATAATTCTCTTGGACCACATTCACTATCTTCACCTGTTTCGTATTTGTGTCTAAACAAGTCATAATACAGGTGGTTTTGATTGTTGATGGCGAACCAATTTGGACCTTGAATATTGATTGTTGCAGCTGATAAGAATGGGGACGGAATTAACTTATTATCCACACCAGGAAAAATGTTAATAGGTTCTGGCTGCCATATAGCACCATACACAACATCTTCAACTACAGTATTACCTGAAGTATAAGACGAACCAAGAACAACTTTATATTGAGAGACGTGATAGTATTGGGTTATTGAGGCATTTGGAGAACCACCAGGCCAAAGATTAGCTGTATCATATTTTATAGTTGTTGTACCATCGGCTAAAGTAACGATTTTGTTTACATCATTAGCGTAGTTTAAAAATGGATATGTTGTTCCTGTGAATAAAACGTTTGCTTCAAGGAAAGTTCTAACTACCTCTTCAAGGTCAATTATACCATTACCATAGGAGTTTGGACGAACCTTTAAACGACACGCACGATAATCTGTTGTGGCTTGAGCCCAGTCTTGTAAGTCGGCCTTGAAATAGACATCAACGATATATTGAAAGTCATTTAAGGTATAAGCTGACGACTTTATATTCCATACGTGGTTTGTATTAGTTGGTGTAATAGTCAGCGGGGATTGTTCTACATTTATAATTATACTCATTATTTCTTGGTTGGTTTTATTAAATTCTCCTCAACTACTTTCTCAAAGAAGTTACCTACGTCAATACCTAATGCCTTTACAGCTTCGGTCTCAAACTCTTTTTCAAATATGTTGAATGCTTTATCATAGAAGTAAGTCGGAGCTATACCGAACTTTTGTATGTTTTTACTGATGGCAAATGCTGTCCCCTTAATACTGAACTTTTGGAACTTACCTGTATCTGTGTTTTTATTGAACCCCTTGGTTCTTATCCATTGCATTAGTGGCTTGATTGGAACGTACTTACCAGGTTTTCTACGATCATTAACGAACTTCCAATAGTCTTGCATACTCACAACTATTTCATCTAAAGTCTTGTCGAATTTAACGTTAATGGTATTGTATAAAGTACCTGACTTAACCTTCATATTTCTAACACCAAATGGTTGTCTTGAATTGTTATAACCTGGTGCGAATGGATATGGACTTGCAAGTGAAGCCTTTAATGCATCTTGGAACTTAAGTGCCAATAACTGCATCGCCTTATCATATTCGGTATATACTATTTCTTCAGCCATTAGTTAGGTGTGTCTTGGTTGTTATCACAAGGTGGGAAATCTTCATAAGGTGCGATACATCTGTCGATAGCATCAGGGATTCTAAGTGAGATACGAGCACTCCATCCTGCAACATAGTCATCGAATGACTCAGAGAATGGGGTCATCTGTATTGGGAAGTCTACATCCCAAGAACAATAACAACTATCAAGGGAATACCTCAACTGAGCAATAACATCTTTTAGGATATCCAAAGTATCAGACCATGCATCCACTTCGTTATCCCAATTCTTTGTATTCAAAATATCCATAATCAAGATATCAAAGTCATAAGTGGTTTGTCTACCATCAGTCTTTGCTCCTTGAGGGATTGTATACATCAAAGGGTAATACGGAGCGTAGTTTTGTTCCGTGTTCTCAATCTTTAGTCTTTCTTCAGTCAAGTAAATTAACTGGTTAATATCACCTATCCCATACCCTTGAATCTGCATGTGATACTTAGCTAAGTTTTTTAAAAGGTCAGTTACCTTTTTGAAGTTATAATATCCTACTGCGTTTGCCATAATTTATCTATTTAATTTTGCCATTTGTCTTCTCTGTTCCTTCTCTATTATTTCGTTTAGGTCCTTCATATAAGCCATATAGTTTAAAGCGAATACAAGGGGGTATGATGTTATTTTTTCGACCTTCGTAATATCTTCTCCCGCCAAGTTGATAAGAGTGCCAAACCACCCCCAATGCTTACCGAAACTACTACTTTCACGATTATTGATATCATCTTCATCTTCATCTTCAGCTTGCTCAACAAAGAGAGCTGAGAACTTCCCTGTGATATTTTTTCTAAACGCAAAAAAAAAGTGGACGCTCCGTTTACGTACTTGACTGGTAGTCGTTTAAACCTCTCGGCTCTTAACATAGTATCGGACACCACACCATCTTCTTTATAGAGTAACGCCATCAATAAGTTCATCTCTCGTCTTCTTTCTATTTCAGGCTTACTCAAGAATGTATCAATATCGATAAAGTCCCCAAAGGTTAAGTTGGGTAGGTCTATGAACTTATACTTCTGTCCTTCGAACTCAAAGTCCTTATGGAATAATTTACTCTCGTGTAATAAGTGGTTTGATATATTCTGTGATACAGTTAATACATCGTGCCAGTTTGACTTTTGAATATCCTCCTTGGATAGTCCCGTCATGTGTGAGATTAAGATTATTGCGAACTCTGTCTCATCGGTCCAATCTTGTAATGAAGCTAGTCTTCCCCATAGTTCTATGGTTGGTTCTATTACCTCATAATCCTTTCCACCATAACTTATTTTGTGTTTCTCCATACTATTATAAAATATCTGTTGTTTAAATTTTGTATATGAATTACATAATCACATACTTACCAGCATTAACTCTTTTTCTTAGTGATTCATATCCTAATGCAAGGGACATCACCATATCATCGTGGAACGAGCTAGGAGCTCCATATTTCACTCTTCTTGTTTTGGGTGAGTATTCGTATGTAAAAACGGATAACTCTCTGTATAGGTCAGGATTAAGGTCTTGTGTGGGTAGTTGTACTTTCTCTTCATTAAGACCTAAGATAAGTTCTTCTATGATATTCTGTTTTGAGTCGTTGGTTGTAACAAAGGGGTCAGCTTGAGAATATTGTTTTCTTATCTGTTCGTAGATAGGGTCACCAATACCGTTAATCTCTATCAATACTCTTGGGTTATATTCTCTTAATACTTTGACTACCTCACTAATGATTACGTTCCACACGTTCTGTCTCTCACGTAGTATTCTAACCACATCACCTTTGGAGTTTAGAATTGTTAATACCGTGTAGTCATTCGCTCTACCAATATCGAGACCAGCATAATACTTCTCACCTGTTACCTTTGGTGGGTACGATGTAAGTACACAATTTGTTTTTAGGTTTGAGAATACCTCCCCCCCATCAGATATGAACTCGGCTAAGATTTCTTGCTGGTATATGGATGGGGGAAGAGACATCTTGGCTTCATTCAACTCTTCAACTGAAATGAATGGTGAATCAAAAGAGGTTCCTTGGAATGTTTTATATTGTGGATAGTCTTCGTTCTGTCCTCGTATTGCCACTTCATAAAACCAGTTCTTACCTTTTGGTGTTGAGATAAATAATACCTTCTTACCTCTTACCAATACAGTTGGTCTTAATACTGTACTCCACACGTTATCTTTGATGTATGCGGCCTCATCTACCACAAGGTAATCCAAAGTATAACCACGTAAGGTATCTTCTCTCTCAGCTGACCTAAAGTAGATTATTGACCCGTTGATAAACTTGATGAATAGGTCCGACTTATTGATGGCTGTTGTAATACCTGTTCCTGCGATGGCGTTAGTCATTTCACTAAACACCTTCTTTGCTTGAGAGAATACAGGGGACACAAACATAGCAACTGAGTTGTTATCTTCCAATACCCACTTCAACAGAATATTGATAGACATAAAGGTTTTACCGAACTGACGACCAGTACATCCAATTATGTATTTGGTTGTAGTATCAGTACAAGCATCAATGATTGGTATCTGTTTTGCGTGTGGGGTAAATCCCTGAACCTCTATCTTGTTCTACCTTAGCGTCTAAGATTTGTTGTTGAAGTTCGAAGTCACCTTGAGATGCCATCATCTTTTCTTCGTAAGCAATTTGATTAGCGGCTCTTGTCTCTTCTTGTAATTTTAAATTCTTCTCAACATCAGCTGCTATTTGTCTTTGGTTTTCAGTTTGAACTGCAACAGTCAACGACCTATTCGCATTCTCTAACTCTTTTAGTCTGTTCTTCTCGTCGTTGGG